GATGCCGAATATACTATTGAGCTACTTTACTACCAAAAAGTGCCTGATTTGGCTTCAAATAGCACGAATTGGTTGTTAGATGACGCTCCAGATGTATATTTGTATGGAACGCTAATGCATTCTGCTCCATACTTACAGGAAGATGGTAGGGCAACGGTTTGGGCTTCTCTTTATTCTGCGGCAGTTCAGCGTTTAAATGAGAGTTCGGAAAGATCCAGGTATTCTGGTTCAGGTTTAACACTTAAAGTAAGAGGACTAGGCTAATGAGCTTTTCAAATTATTTAGAAACAGAGCTTTTGGATCATGTATTCGCAAACAATGCTTACACATCTCCAACAACTGTTTACGTTTCATTGCATACAGCAAATCCAGATGAAGATGCTTCTGGTGCTGAAGTTTCAACGTCAGGAACTGGATATGCTAGAGTTGCTGGAAGTTTTTCAGTATCTGGAAACACCGCAACAACGACTGCGGCAGTTGAGTTTGCAACAGCAACCGCTAGTTATGGCACAGTAACTCACGTTGGCATTTGGGATGCATCGACTGGTGGCAATATGCTTGCATATGCCGCATTGACATCATCAAAGGCAATAGATACTGGTGACGTATTCCGCATCCCAACTGGCGATTTGGATATCACCTTAGACTAATATGGCGTACAGAACTGGATTTGGCACTGGTAATTATGGCGTTAGGGCGTTTGGTCTTGACGGCACTATTACTGATGCCATCGGTTCTGCTACAACAGCCGCAACTACAATATCGAGCGCTGAAGTTGTAAAAAGCGCAAGCGCAAGTACAAGCGCAACAGCATCTTTAACATCTGCTGGACGTATAGTAAAAGATGGATCTGCCGCGAAAACGGCAACTGCATCTACATCTGCATCTGGACAAAAGATATTTCAAGGATCTGCAACTGTTTCTGCAATCATTACAAGTGCTAGTGCGTCAATACAGTTTGTAACAAACGCAGAGGCAAGCACAAGTGCAAGCGCATCTTTCTCTGCTAGTGGAGTTCGCGTAAGGCTTGCCGATACAGCAATCTCAGCAAGTTTAACGGCAACATCTAATAGCCAACTTGAAGCAAATGCAGTATCTCAGATTAATGCGGTTGCTACTGTATCACCATCAATTGTAAGAGTAAGATTTGGTGGCGGAAGCACAACTCAGAGCGTTTCATCTTTTGTTGCAATTGGCCGCGAGAAATGGGAGATAATTCCTGTAAATTCTGTAACATGGACACAAATAGCCGCTTAAAAGGAGTGAAAAATGGCTGATACTACAACGACGACTTACGGCCTCACTAAACCAGAAGTCGGCGCATCTGAAGATACTTGGGGAACCAAGTTAAATACTAACTTAGATACTCTCGATGATTTGCTAGATGGAACAACGGCGATTGCGCCAAACTTGACTGCTGGAAGCTGGAAAGTTGGCGGAACTGCGGTTACATCGACTGCCGCAGAACTTAATATTCTTGATGGAGTTACAGCTACAGCCGCAGAACTAAATACGTTAGATGGCATTACCGCAACTGTTACTGAGCTAAATTATACTGACGGAGTTACGTCGGCAATACAAACTCAGATAGACGCAAAAGCTCCAATTGCAAGCCCAACTTTTACAGGAACTGTAAATATACCTACAATTGATTTTGGCGATTGGACGATTACTGAGTCTGCTGGCGTTTTGTATTTTGCAACTGGCGGAACAAACAAAATGAAGTTAGACGCTTCCGGCAATCTTACAGTTGTTGGAAACGTGACCGCATACGGCACAATGTAAAGGATAGATAAATGGCGTTACCAAGTAGCGGAACTTTAAGTATTAGCCAAATAGCTTCTGAGTTTTCAGATACTGCGCCTCACTCTATGAGTGAGTTTTATAGAGGTGGAGGTCTTGTTCCAAACTCACCAAGCAATACTGCTGTGCCTACTTCTGGGCAAATAGCTATCGGTAATTTTTATGGCGCTCAAAATAGAGTTGGATTGCCGTTAACAATTACTGGAAATACTCAAAACTACAATTTGTATAACACAGTTTCTGCTAATCCGGGATACTCTGCCGGATCTACAGATATTACATTGACGATTAATCCGGGAGTATATGTAGGATCAAGTTCTACTGGAAGTTACGCTCTTTCGATTCCCGGAAGTTTTAATCCCGGCGACACTGTAACCGTTGTAAATAACGGAACTGTAATTGGAATGGCAGGAAACGGAGGATCTGGAGGCCCCGGAGGATTTCCGGGAGCGGCAGGCGCAGGTTCAAACGCAGGAAACGCTGTATATGTAAGTTTCCCAACTGTAATGACCAATAACGGCACACTAGCAGGAGGCGGCGGCGGCGGCGGCGGAGGAAGAGGATGGGAATATGTAGCTCCGCCTGCACCTAAAACACCAACACGAATTACGCCTCTTGGCGGAGGCGGAGGTGGCGGTGGCGCAGGATATAACGCTGGCTCTGGAGGCGCTGGAGGGCCAGCAACTACAGGGAATCAAACTCCATATCCGGGATCGCCGGGGAGTAGCGGGTCATTTACTTCTGGCGGAAGTGGTGGGGCTGGCGGAAGTTTCCCTAGCGGATCAGGTGGGCCGGGAGGCTCAGGTGGAGGGCAAGGCGCAAACGGAAGTTCTGGAGGAAGCACTCCATTTGGCGGCGGCGCTGGAGGCGGCACTAGAGGTTATTATTTAGTAGGCAATCCATACGTTACATATCCAGCAACCGGAACAAGATTAGGTCAAGTTTCTTAAAAGAGGACATTATGCAAACAGTTACAGTAAAAATAATAGATTTTGACGAAGAAAGTGGATCATTAATTTGTTCATTTGCTTCTGACACTACGCAATCAAATAATCCAGATGATTACAGATCGTTTGCGTTCCAGCCTGTATTAATGTGGCCTGACGCGAACACTACCGAAGAGGTAATGGCTGAATTGGCTAAATGTGGAATTTCTATGTGCCAAGATGCTGAAAGGCAAGAGTCTTTCAAGAATAGTCCTGATAAGATTAATTCATATAAAAACATGGTTAATCAGGTTAAAACTTTTAATGTTTCAGACCTTTTGGTTAATAACTCTCCAGAAGAGCAAACTCCATCGGTGGAGGTATAAAAATGCAGAGGAAAGTATATAGAGCATTTGGTTTTCTTGTATATAACAATATATTTAAAGATGCAGAGCCATATTTTCCAGCTTATGCCGCCAATAGAAAATGGTTTAACTATTTCACTAAAGGCTCGATGGTAAATAACGTCGTAATGTCTACAAATGAGGCATTACCAGACTGGCCAACTGGATCTTGGATTACTCCAGATGATTTAACGTTTTCAGGAACGGTAAGCCATACGATTGTTGGCGATACTGAGGTTTGGTGCGTACCAGCAGAAGCAAATAACAACTATTTGCCAGATTGCGAGAAATGGTTTTTGGCGGCAGGAAGCTCCGAGACATTGCCAGTTGGGACGAAAATCATGTTTTGCGATGGATCGTTGGCAGTAAACGGACAAACGATTACAAATCCAACTCAATTAAAGATTAAATCATCTGATACAACGGTTACCGCCAATCAGGATTGTTTTGGTATAAAATTTGTTTGATGTACGCCAAACAGCTAGATATCAGTTTTCCAATTCCAGAGGATCGGGATAGAGAGATATTAAGCGAGCATGGAAAGCTAAAAATATCTAACAGACCAAGTTTAATTAGGCGAAATTTGTTAGAAGTTGACGATTACTTAAATCTCTTACCGCAAGTAAGAGATTTTTGTATTGATTCATCTATTAGCGACTTAAAGTTATTAAGCCCTCATTTGCATACAAAAGATAAGTCTGTTATCAACTTTTATCTAAGCACAAACAATGAAATTACATCGTTCTGGGAGGGCAAAGATGAATTCGACGACAGATGGACAACCGATGGTGGCGACACTTATTACAACGTAAAACCTGAAAATCTTGATGTTGTTTACAGATTCTGTGCCAAGCCCGGCGACGTATGGATACTCAATCCTCAAAAAATACATTCAGTATTGCCTGACATTCAGGCAGAAGAAAACATCAAAAAGGGCAACAAAGATAGAAGATTGATACATTACGTCAGAAAAAACACAAGAAAGATGATTCAGTTAATTTTTAATATAGAAATTGATGAAATGATAGAAAGGATTTATGCGTAATTTTAAGTTGGTTGAGAATGCCTTACATCCAGATAATTGTGCTTATTTAACTGATTACTTGAGAAAGCATTCTGAATCTGGAAATTATGTTCCAGACGTTCAATGCACAATAAGCGCACC